CACTGCTATCGAAGATGAGTTCCAAGATAAAGTACTGTACAGGGATAATCCTGCGGGTGAACCCAACAGTATGCAAACCCATTTGGACATGAATGGGTACAACATTATCAATGCTGGAAATGCTACTAGCATAGGGCTACAAGAGTCAGAGAACGTATCTTTTGAATTATCTGCTACAGGCGCAGTATCTCGATCTGTTCAGAGCAAATTAGCTGATGTTGTTTCAGTCAAAGATTTTGGGGCAGTTGGGGACGGGGTGACCGACGACACTGCAGCAATACAGGCGGCAATTGATGCAAGAGAATCCGCTAACGGAGGTGTTCTTGTTTTTCCTGTTGGAACCTACCGCATCTCGTCTACGTTGACTATCAATGCGTCGAACCTTCTACTGCAAGGTGAGGGAGGAGACAGGAGCCACGGTGTTGGAACACAAGGTGCTTCAGCATCCACAAAACTTGTTTGGGTAGGCGCTGCTGGCGGCACGGTAGTGCAGTTTGCGTCACTAGAAGGCGCTTCCGCACAAAAACAAAGCGGCGGAGGAATGATTGGTTTTTTCATCCAGTGCGCCGGTTCTGCTGCAATTGGAATACAGCTTGTTTCTTGGGATTTAGGGGTATTTCAAAACATTGCCATAATCAATCCTGCAACTGCCGCAATTGACATAAATGTCGCCGCAACGCTTGGAGAAGCACGCGACAGTCAAAGTAATAAATTCTCACAAATATCTGTGCGCTGCGTTGAAGGTGCGGCAGAAACCGCTTGTGTACTGCGTGTTGACGGCGATGCTACGGCAAACACTAGCCTGAACGTGTTTGAACAAATCGACGGCACTTTTTTAAACGGAACCGCATTTCTTTTGAAGAATTCGGATAACAACCTTTTTTTGAGATGCCGCGCCTTTCGTGCAGGTGGCGGCACTGGCGCATCAATCGAGTTTCAAGGAAGTAACATCTCCGCAGCCTACACTGCACGAACAAATATATTTCTGCACTTCACTTCAAATGCAACGCCGATTGCCAGGGGAACGACAAGCTATACATACGCTTCTACAAACAACAGTTTACTGTTGCTTGATCAGGACAACGCGACTCCGGTTCCAACAGTAGAAACTGGCGCGAGCGTTTTTTATACGCGCACTGACAACATTGCAGGTATGTCGGGCGTGGCGGGCGTGGCGGCTGGAGAAACAGTTACAGCGGTTGAATTAGCAAAATCAAGACGAACCTCCACATCATCTCTCTGGCTTTACAATGGCTCAGAAGACCATATGGAGCTTGATGATGGAACTAATAAATGGGGCATTCGCCTTGCGTCTGGTAGGTTTACGATTAGTAGATTTGCAGGTACAGGGGGAATGAGTTTCCCCACAAATGTCATTTCAGACTATGCAGATGATGTTGCTGCTGCTGCAGGAGGAGTTCCTGTAGGAGGAATTTACAGAACAGGTAGCGTGCTTAAAGCAAGGATTTCTTAATAAGAAAAGAAATGACAACTAAACAGGAACTAAGAGAAGCGGCAGAGAACGATCTCTGTACCTTCGCTAAACTTGTTAACCCTATGCGGATCTATGGCGAGATCCATGAGAGGGTATTCAAGTTCTTGCAGCATTCAGGCAATGATCTTAACCAACTCATCATGCTTCCTCGGGGACACCAGAAGTCCCACTGTTTGGCAGTGTGGTGCGCTTGGTGGATAACGAAACATCCTGAGGCTACGATCCTGTACATCTCGGCTACTGCACAACTCGCAGAAGATCAATTGTATGCCATTAAGTGCATTATTGATTCTCCAGTGTACCAAAGGTACTGGCCTGAAATGCTGGACAAAGATGAGGGACGCAGGAGCAAGTGGAGCACTACAGCGATTAACGTAGACCACCCTGCTCGGGCTAAAGAGATGATACGGGATAACACAATCCGTACTGCTGGCCTGACTACAAACACTACAGGCTGGCATGCTGATGTAGTTATAGCGGATGACGTAGTAGTTCCTGATAACGCTTACACTGAAGAAGGTCGCAGGAAGACTGCTGCTTCTATGTCCCAGATGTCCTCCATCAAGAACGCTGGTGGAATGGTTAAGGCAGCGGGTACTCGATACCATCCCTCGGATCAATACAGTGTCTGGCTGAACCAGGAGGAAGCGGTATACAACGACAGAGATGAGATCGTTAGGTACATCCCGGTTTGGGAAACAATGGAAGAAGTTGTAGAGATCGATGGAGTATTTACTTGGCCTAGAGAAGCTCGACCTGACGGTAAACGATTTGGTTTCGACAGGAAGATTCTGTCTAGAATTTATGCTGAGTACACTGACAAAACTCAGTTCCATGCTCAGTACTATAACAATCCTAATGATCCCGAATCTAATCGTGTTGATCGCTCTCGCTTCCAGTACTACGATCAGAAGTTCCTTAAACAAGTGTCAGGCAATTGGTACTTCAAAGAAACCCGACTCAACGTGTACGCAGGAGTAGACTTTGCGTTCAGTTTATCAAAAAAATCCGATTATACGGCTATCGTTGTCATTGGCATTGATTCCTCTAACGATGTTTATGTACTCGATATCGATCGCTTCAAGAGCGATAAGATCAGCGAGTACTACGAGCGACTCGTCGGAATGTACAACAAATGGCAGTTCAAGAAGCTCAGAGCGGAAGTCACAACGGCGCAGCAAGTCATCGTCAACGACCTGAAACAACGGTTCAAGGAAGGCGGCATCTCTCTGAAGATTGATGAGTACAGGCCTAATAGGAACCAGGGTTCAAAGGAAGAACGCATTGCAGCAGTACTGGAGCCTCGGTATCAGCAACAGGCAATCTGGCATTACCGTGGAGGATACATCCCGGTACTTGAAGATGAGATTCTTCTGGCTCGGCCTGCTCACGATGACATCGTGGACACTCTGGCAAGTATTGTAGAGATTGCACAGAAGCCAAGAGAGCGAGTAGAGAAAGTAACAAGCACTCCTGTATCAGCTTCGTTCAACAAGCGGTTCGGAGGATTCGGAACAACTATGGGTGGAATAGCATATGGCAGGTAATGTAGCGCAACTCAAGGAACAACTTCGTCCTGATAATCTTGCAGGGCAGATTTACATGATGTGGAATGATTTCTACAATCAGCGTAAGCCTTGGGTAGAGGAACAGAAAGAACTCAGGAACTACTTGTTTGCTACGGATACTAGTAAGACTAGCAATAGGACACTGCCTTGGCGTAACAGCACTACCACGCCTAAGCTCACACAGATCAGGGACAACCTCCATGCTAATTATATGGCTGCACTCTTTCCTAATGACCAATGGCTCAAATGGGAAGGATTCTCGCTTGATGACGCTACTAAAGCCAAGCGCGAAGCCATCGAATCGTATATGCAAAACAAGACTCGACTTGGTGGATTTCGTACTGCTATCTCTCAGCTTCTGTACGATTACATTGATTATGGCAATGCTTTTGCTGATGTCGAATGGGTGAATGAAAACAAGGAAGACAAGCTGACGGGAGAGAAGATTCCTGGCTATGTAGGGCCAAGGGTAACACGCATCTCTCCTCTGGATATCCTTGTCAATCCTGCTGCGTCTTCGTTCAAGAACACGCCCAAGATGACACGCAAGATTATGAACCTCGGTGAACTCAAGGCACTAGCAGAAGACTTTCCTAACGAAGGTTGGGTAAGTGAAGCTCTAGCCAAAGCCATGAAGTTCCGGCATGACATTGCCAATGGTCAGTACAGCATCGAGGACTTCGATAAAGCAGCAGGCTACACCATTGACGGCTTCGGGAACCTATACGAGTACTACCAGTCTCCGTATGTAGAGCTGATTGAGTTCGAAGGTGATCTGTACGATCCCAATACGGATACTCTCATGCGTAACCATTGCATTACGGTCATTGATCGCTCCAAGGTAATCCGGCAAGAGGTCAATCCTAGTTGGTTCCCCAAGGGTTCCAAGGCTCACGTTGGCTGGCGTCTGCGTCCTGACAACCTGTACGCAATGGGGCCGTTGCACAATCTTGTGGGCATGCAGTACCGCATTGACCACTTGGAGAACATCAAGGCTGACGTATTCGATCTGATTGCATTCCCTCCACTCAAGATCAAGGGCGAGATCGAGGAGTTCGATTGGGCACCGGGAGCCGAGATCCATATGGATGTCGAAGGCGATGTCACCATGCTTGTGCCTGACACTACGGCACTAGCAGCGGACACACAAATCGCTATTCTCGAACAGCGAATGGAGGACTACGCAGGCGCACCTAAGCAGGCTATGGGTATCCGTACTCCTGGCGAGAAGACTGCTTATGAAGTGCAA